AACGAACTGATCCCCGGGAAACCTTTGCAAAGCATTTCTAGAAAATTTAAATGTTAAGATCCTCAGATCACAGTTAATATTTTTTTCATCACAATATCTAACAAACCTTTTGAACAATCCAACAATCTCAATAACAGATTTTTTAGATAACAAATCACCTTTGCAATTTTTTGCTTTAGTAATCATGGGTATAAATGTTTCTTTAAATGTACCTAAGCTAAGATCTGAGATCTTTTCTATACCTTGATTAACGAAGTAGGGTTGAATAAAATTATCTATAAAACCTAAATAATTTTTATTAGTTTTTTTAATATTAAGTCTGTCTTTTTGTATGTAATTTTTAAACTGCTGCAGCTCTACCATAGCTTTAGTCTCATCAGCATTAAGTAAAGCTTGTTTAACTTCGGGTGTATCAGCTGTAGCTGTAAGTATAAATCTATTTGCTTTTCTTTTTTCGTTTAGCTCGTAAGTCTTAACTTGTTTTTTCTTACCATTAACTATTGTGTAAATACTAATTTTATTATTTTTTTCTGTTTTATAAAGCACACCAAATCAATATTAAATCTATGCGTGTTTGTCAACATGTCATTGACAGATATACAAATTATAATAGAGCGTAAAAGGGAGCGTCTACAGTTAAGTAGTTTAGAAGGGTTCTAATGTAACTTAGCTTATACTGATAGTTGGCTAAGCTTGTCTTGTAATCCTATCTCCTCAATCAGCCTATCGTGAGCAGACTTACTTAGAGCTGCTGTAGCTGGGGGATAGAAACCACCATTTTTATTCTTAAGTCGAGTTATCTTTTGCAGGATGTGTTTTCTTCTTTTCTGTACTTCCACCATCTTTGCTTTCGTTTTCTCGTACTCGGTCTCTGACGTTATTTGTATCGACATTTGTCTTTACCTCCTTCACACGTTTAAATTCGAAGCCAATGCTTTTAGGATCAACTTCATAAGTAGCGGTAGCACCTGGGAGACCAGCTTTAGCTGCCGCATTTAGATCAGTAAAAGTTTCTTTAGCTGTAAAGCTACAGTTACCGCTCCAAAATTTTTCAAACTTCGTCATAATCTCTTTCCAATATCATTTCTAAATATTGTATAGCTTTCTTAACGGATTGTTTTCCTTTAAGCTTAGCTGCGTTTAATTGTTTAAATGAAAGTTTTGTGTGTTTCCAATAATCGTGTCTAGATGTGTATTTTATAACATTTCCTTCGGGAAATAAAAGACAATTCTGAATGCTGTACTCTGCTGGCTGGATCTTTAATCTAGAGTAATGGGACCCGCCAACCTGGTATTTTAAGCTGTTAAACATATCTTTATCTGTCGCCATTGATACTTAAACTCCTGTTCTTACCTTTTAATCTGATGATATAACCTCTTTCAATTAGCTGATTGACTAAGTTATATATGCTGTTCTTTGATGCTAAACCTACCGCCTTCCTAATTTCATCATAAGAAGGCGATAGTTTATTTTTTTTGAGATAAGACTTAATAAAACTAAAACACTTTAATTGTTTTTTAGTTAAGCCGTATCTCGTAGTCATTATATGTTAGCTCCAAATCCAAAAGCTGTAGCATCTGCTGGTTCAGCTTTCTTTTTGCTTACTGACTTTTTAATGGTAATTTTCACAGATCCGTCTTTTTGTACGTATCCGCTTGGTTCCATCCATACACCATTTATCGCAAAGTTTTTACGATATGGCTTACCGCTTTTCTCATTGATCTTTTCACTATCAACTGAAACAAAGTCGGGTATCTTTTCCTTACCAGTTATGACATTTCCGCTAGCATCAAACTTATCTTTGTTTCTTGTAACAGAAAAAGTCGCAACCCAGTTTGGATCTTTAATTTGAGACATTGTTTGCTCCTCCATTAAATTGAGACATTTTACTTGATATGATGCTGTCTAGTTTTTTAAATTTAGCAGCATCGCTATTTTGTAGATCTTTAAGATAATCCTTATGATCTGACAAAATTTCTCTAAGCTTACCTATATGCGTAGCTTTATTAATCTGTACTTCAATGACGCTTGCGTGGTTTAGATCTATACCTTGTTGCTCATTGTTTTTAAAATCTTCCTGGATCTCTGCTGTTGAATAGAATGTTCCGTGTAAACCTAAAGCTTTTAAAACTGCTCGGTCTACAGCTCTCATTTCCGCTACGTTAACAGGATAAAAAAAATCGTTATTATCGGGAGATACTTCGCCAAAGCTATAATATTTTTTACCTCTAAATGAAGCTCCAGCTTTAACTACTGCACATTTATTTTTTAAATCACAATGTACTAAAGCTATATCTGTTTCTATACCAAAGTCTTTTGCTAAGTTTTCTACTTCTTGATGAATAATTTTATACTTACCATCTTTCCAGGTAATAATTTTTCCCTTCTCTTTTAGTTGTATTAATTTTTTTTCAAGTGCTGGAAATTGTAAGACGTTAGACATGCTTCACCTCCTGGGGTAAATGGGAAAAAGAAGATAAAGTTAGGTAGCTATTTTTAACGCTAACTTCACCAAAACCATCTACCCCATGTATTACAGAGCCAACCTTTTGAGGGAGGTTAATTTTTGGTGCATACTTATGTAAGCCTAGTATCATTATGCATAGGGAAAAAATGACAAGTAGCTCAATAAGCTTGCCTTTTCTCTGTAATTTTTTTTGTGCAAATCTTTCTTTTAAAAGAATTTTTTGCATATTAATTTCGTTTAACTTTTCAGCCATAGATCCTCCGCTATTTCTTTGTGGTTACCTTCTAAATAATTCCAAGCAAACATATGATTAAACTGTGGTTCAACATCCATAAAAAATGTTTTCTTACCTCCATGCCTAGCCATTAGCCTTTCTCTCCTTCTTGCTATTACTGTCATTTGCTTAAGAATTTTCTCTCTTACTTTTGATGATAAAGCAGGGTGGGTGTCGTCAAATATTTTATAACTATCTTCATTCACTACACATAAAATAGGTTTCTTACCTGTAGCCATTGCATAAAATTGAGTTTGTAAAACATGCGCTGCATCGGGTTGGTCTTTTAATTTAACATAGTTAAAAGCAGGAGATCCATCAGCTCTAACTGTTCTGCCTTTTCTTCTCCATTTGGTTTTAAGCTCGATGAAGTGGGTACTATTTTCGAAGTCGGGTCTCCCGATGCATGGTAAAATACATCCTGGTAAATTTATAAAAACATTTCTTTCACTTTCAACTTCACCTTTTAAATTTATTTCAGCAAAAGCTTTTACTGCTGTATGAAAAACACCTGGTAATCTTTCTAGGTTATCTTTGAATTGATATTTTTCTGTATCGTGGTTAGTAAATTTTTTATTATAATAATCTAAGGTAACATCGAAAGCTCTGTTCGGTGCTTGTTTACCTTCTATTTTTTTAACTTTAACTTTATTGAAATTGTCTGCTGCATCTTTTTTCCAAATATAATCTGAATAAACAACTTGTATGCCTTCTGCTATGGCTGTGCCAGCATCAGCTCTAGATCCAAAATAAATTTTTCTTCTTTGTTTTTGAGTAAGAAATAAATATTCGTAACACCATTTGCCATCTATGTTGTTCAGCTGGGATGGTGAGTGGTGATTTAACTCGTAGATTTTTACCCATTCGGGTAGCTTCGGTACTTCCGATAAAATTTTAGATAGTTCGTTTTGTTCTCTAGTTTGCATAAAACAAATCAGTTGAACAATCTGTAAACTAAATATGGAAAAATGGCAACCTTAGTATGTATATGTGTCTACTTCTTAATTACGGTTGTGGAGAATAAATCAGCTTTTAATGTAGGATTAAACTTAGAAATAATAGGGGATACAAGATCCAAATCCTCTCTATTGATAGTTTCTGCATAAACAGTAATAGGTTTTTTTGTAAATGGATCTATAATTTTAAAAGTACCATCATAGTTGGTTTCTAATACACCTGCTAGTAGAGGTGCATTGGGATGTTTTTTAAGCCATGATTTTGAGGGAGTACAAAAACAAAATTTACTGATAGCTGTATTTGAAAATTTTTTAGCTTTTAAACAAGCAAATATACAAACTTCACCATCTAAATGAGATCCTGGTATATCAAAAATTACACAAAAAACATCTGATTGTGAATATTCAAAAGGGACACTTACAAAAATTCTCTCATTATTTTCGAATTTTTTTACCTGCCATTTACCATTAATATAATATTTTACAGGTAATTTTATTGAAGGTTCGTATATTTCTACTGGATGACAGTTTAAAGCTTTTGAAATCTCAACAGCATTATCCCAGGCAATATGCCTAGTATCTTTACACCACCTATTTACAGTAGTTTTGTCTCTTTTAAGTTCTTTGGCAAGTTCCGCTTGGGTCATGCCTTTATCTTTTAACAGCTTAGTTAATAAAGCCATGGTTTGTTTTTTATGTTTTAAGTCGTCAACATCCGTTTTTTTTAATTTATATATATTATTTTTGGTTTCATTATATGACATAATGTCAATACGCTATAGCATTAAGTAATCCACATCAAGCTAAATATGCTTTTTTGTCAGATCAATATAGTTTTATCCACCATATGTATACAACTGTACATAAGATATTACTAAATATGCCTTGCCAAATTAGCAAAAATGCATATTAAAGCAAATATGGCAAAATCAATTAAATTAGAACAATACAGACAATCAAAAAAACTTACTCATAAAAAACTCGGAGATCTATTGGGTACAGATCAATCAACTGCTTACAGGTGGTGCAATGGTGAACGAATACCAAAGCCAAAGCATATGAAAATAATTTCTGAAAAAACTGAAGGCAAAGTAAACGCTCTTAGTTTTTATGAGTAAAAGAAAATTAAAAGGAACAATAGATGATTACCCGTTGGTGCAGCTTACTATTTTTGATTGGGTTAGTAACTCTGAGTGGATGTCATTTACCAAAGCCAAAAAACTCGAACCTTCTCAATGTTTTGCAGTGGGTCGGATCTTCCATAAAACAAAAACCAAAATCCAA